AATTGGATCGTGTGAGTGGGGTCGGCGATTCGGATGGGGGAGGAGAGGACGGATCCCGCCAGCCTGGTTATGCGTTTAGAATGAGCCATGCGGCACCCTCGCCATTGACGGCCGAGTCAAGGATCACGGCGGAGAGATTGGATACGAGGCCAAAGATCACCTGGTCACCGGCTGCCAGCGGGTATCCATTGGCGCTGTTCACGTCTCCGGTGCCGTCGTTTCCGACGTAGACTAGTTGTGTGTTGGTGGTGAGCGCCTTGACCATGAGCGGGGCGTTGACCGGCTGCGAGCCGAGGGCTAAGGCGCTGCCTGCGGTAGTGATAATTTTTTGCCCACTTCTCGGCCCTACCGGTACGTTGGATTCGATCGATCGCAGACCTTTCAGCAGGCTGATAACCGTGCCATCCCCGCTCAGAGATATTTTGTCTCCGGGTACGCCAATTCCAATTGTCATTTTAATCTCCTTTTTCTTCCTTCATCCTGTATAAAGTCAAACAACGGCAGCCGGGGAAACGCAGCGGATTTTGGTCTCCGCTGGGAAATTCCTGGTCGATTTTGATCCAGCCTGCCGCTTCGTTCTCCCGGCATCCATCGCTCACCTTGTCATCGCCGACCGTGCTCCAGAACTTCTCCTGTTCGATCCCGGCATCCTGCAAATCCTTCGCTGTGATCCGGTTGCCTTGTTCGTACGCGTTGCCGGTCTCGGTGATGGCGATCAGATGCGCCCGGCTGTCGATGTGTTCCTGCGGTTTGCCCACCGCGAATTCCTCGAAACGCGAGATGATTTCACTGGCCGTCCGTTTGTAGGACCAACCCTCGTCCGTCGCCTGGGTGACCAAGGTTTGTAATGTCTCCCGCGTGGTCTCGTTGATCTTTGTGACCATTTTCGCCCCATAATCTCGCAGGTAATTCACAGCCCGCGGATTTTTCAGCTCGAAAGCAATTCCCATTCCCAATTCGGCGATCATGGCCATCCCGCCCAGCTTCAACGCCTTCGCAACGGCTGCGTCGATCGGGCCGACGAAATACTTCAATGTTTCCAACTGCGCCTGCGCCCAAATTTTCTCGACCTCGCCCGGCGGCAGCCCCTCTCGTAAAAACGCTCGTTGGGGCGCAAGGCTTGCGCCCTCCCCGCCCTCGGCAAAAAAACGCTTTACCTGGCCCATCTTTTGCACGACCTTGTTACCCTGCGCCCGGAACGCTCTCCGCATCGCAATCTCCAGCGGCCGCACCAGGCGCTCCATCTTCTTACGCTGGGCCCCGCGCCGGATCGCTTCCTGGAATTGCTCGTATGCTTCGGTCAAATCGTTCATTTCGCCTCTTCCGTCGCTCCCGTTGGGGCGCATGGCATGCGCCCGTCTTGCGTCCGCCCGTCTTCCATCCGCCCTTCCCGCTTAATTTCGATGATCGCCTCCGCCAGTTTCCTGGCTGCCACTTTCACCCGCACGTCGCTGACCGTCTCGTTGGCCACGCTCGTGGTCTCGTCCGGGAACAATTCTGACATGATCTCATCCACGTCGTCCTCGCCCATCGCCTTCAGGATCAGCCGCGTCGCGATCTGCTCATCCAGCAATCGCAGCTCCTGCCCGTTCAGCGTCAGCGCCGTGATCACCGCTTGCACTCCCGTTTGCACGTCCCTTTCCAGGATCGACGGGAAATCGATGTCCATTTGCAGATTCACGCCCTCGTTCCAAACGATCCGCTCTTCCTGCTCGTCGCCATCGTCCACCATCTCGATCCTGGCTATCTGTCTGAGTTCTCCCCCCGCAGCCTTGACCGCTTGCAAGATCACGTAGCGGAAGATATCCCGCAGGATATCCGTCCATAACATTTGACGCTCTTTCATGTTCAGCTCTGTTGGCCGGTCCATGCTCTTGGCCGTGGCCAGGCTTCCTACTGAAACGTCTCCAAAGAAGGTCTCGGTTAAGCCCACCGAAGCCGCCACCATGAGCAGCAATCTCCGCCCATCGTCCGGGCTGATCGACGCCCCGCGCACCTGCATCGGCTGCAGATCCGTGCCCTCGCCGAGCAGCGCCATCGCCCCGGTCACCGGCGGCGGGTTGGTTTCGCTCGAATCTCCGCTTGCCAGCGTGCTGGCCATCTTTGCCTTTTCGGCTGCGATCGCTTTCTTGCCTTTGGTGATCCGCTTCCACGCGAACCGGCTGTAAGCCCGCATCAGGCTGGCGACGTCCTCCAAAAATTCCTTATAAGCCCGCGCCCAATCCAGGGCCGCGTAGACCTCGCTCTCGCCGAACTTTCCGGTCCTCACGAAATAAACCGGGCTTTCCCACTGCACCGGCACGCCGCCGATATTTTTCGGCTGCGCCTTCGGGTGATATCGCCAATCCGGGTAATACGCTTTGCGCGTAGCGGTCTCTTTCGTTCCCGTTTTTAGATTGAACTTCCTTTCTGTCCATTCTCGCCTGTAATACCAGGTGCTCTTGGCGTCCTGGAGGTTGCTGATCACGTCCACGATCTCATCCGCCGGTAAGGTGCGCACCCGCACCCGTCCATCCGTGGGTCGCGTGAAGAATACGAAGTAGAGCTGGCCTTCCACCTGCAGATCGATCTCTTTCAACATGCGCGCCTGGTGGCTGGTGAGCTCGCTCCGATTTTTCTCGTCGTCCCAGAAAGTTTGCAGTACCGCGTTGATATATATGTTCTTGGCCCGCACGTTGATCCCCTGGCTCCACACGTACAGCGCCTTGACCATCACCCCGCGTTTGATCAGTGGGTTCTTGGCGAACATCATCCGCGCCAGCTCGCGGATCTTCTTCAATCCCTCCCGGCTGAATTCCTGCTGGCCCGTGAACATCAATCGCATCCAGCTCGCATCCTCCAGCGCCAGCTCGAGCTCGGCCATCCGCTCGGTCAGCATCTCGTTATCGAAACTGATCTGCGCCAACTCCTCTCCCAGTCGGGGCGATTCTCGTTGGGGCGCCTGTTGGGGTGCCTGTTGGGGCGCAAGGCTTGCGCCCTGCGCATGGTCCTTGCCCTGCGCATGGCCCTCGCTCCCCCAATTGCCCCTGCCCTTGCCCTTCGTTTTCATGATCTGCTGTTCGTTTTCCGTCATAGCCTCACATAGGTGAGATGCTCACCCGCTCCTCGTAAACCACGTCGTCTTCCTGCTCTTGTTTCAACTGCTCCACGATCTGGCGCAGTTGGTTATAAGCGCTGCTGCCCGCGTCCACGCGGTCCTTGAATCTCCCCTTCGGAAAAGCGCACATCTCGTCGATCAAGTCGTCGTTCCAGGCTCCCCGCACCACCCGCACCCTTCCGCCCCGGGCCTTGGTGGCCAGCATGCCTGCATAATACTCTTTGCTTCCGGTCACCTGGTCGTAAGTCCCAACCAGGCCGTTATCGGCCATCAGATTATTGAACGCCCTCGCCCCGTCCAATCCTGCGCTGCCCGGGTCCTGGGGATGCCAGATCAGGAAAGGTCCGTCGTTCCGATAATCTTCCTTCCCGACCTCGATCATTTCGTCGTCCCGCTCTGCGGATGCGAGCTGCTCTGCGGTCGAATGTTCGATGTAGATGTAATCGTCCCTGCCCCAGCTCATCTTGACGCTGGCGGTCCTCGCTCCTCCGCCCGCCGTCGCCGCCTTGTCCCAGGCCCGGATCCTTGCCCACACGTCCGCCCCCGGTCCGTGATCCACGATCGTGAACCAGTCTCGCTTGAACGTGTTCCCCTCCTTAGAATAGGGCGTCTGCTGGTAGAGCGCTTCGAAATCGTACAGACCGATGTCCGCCTTCGTGGACGCCAGGAACTGTTCGTTGTACCATTCCGGGCACAAAGCCTGTCCCGGTTTCCGCCCCAGCGGATCGGCCAGCGGCGTGTAAATCCCGTCCCGCATCTTTTTCCTCTGCTCCTCGACGTTGGCCGGATAATGCTCCAGCGCCAGGCCCGGCAGGCACACGATCTCGAATTGGCTGGCCATCGGATCGTTCACCTGCCGCTGCATCAATCGGCCTGCCAGATCGTCCGCATGCCAGCGGGTGTGGAAGATGACCACAGCCGCATTCGGTCTTAGCCGGGTGCGAGACGATGAGCGGTACCAATCGTCCACTAAGTCGCGCCTGCTTTCGCTCTCGGCCTCTTCCCGGTTCTTGAACGGGTCGTCCACGATAAACAGGTGCGCAGGCAGTCCGGTGATACCGCCGCCCACCCCGGCTGCTTTCACCCCTCCCCGGTATGGCCTGGCCAGATCCCAGCTCTCCGTCGACCGGCTGTCGCTGCTCAGCTCCACCGGCCTGATCCTGTTCGATTTCTCGCCGAATATCGCCTGATACTCATCCGCTAAAATTTGATCCCGGACGTGCCTGCTGTGCGCCGTAGCCAGGCTCTCGCCGTAACTTGTCAAAATCACCCGGCTGTCAGGCAGGATCCCCAGCAGCCACGCCGGGAAGTTGCGGCTGGCAAGAGCCGATTTTCCGTGTTGTGGCGGGATCGAGATCATCAGCCGCCCGATCCCTCTCCGCCCGCCGCTG